CGGCAAAATCGGAAATCGTTCCGGCGTTGACGTAGTCGTAGCCCACGGCGTAGGTCTCCGCCTTGACGCGCGGGAACAGTCGGGGTCGGGGACACACTTGCTTGTCGATGGAGGTCGGTCGTGAAACCGCCGCCCGGCCGCGTGACCTGGACCGGCCTGAACCTCTGGGACGTGACCCGGCTGTTCCGCGACCTGGTGCGGCGGAACGACGAGGGCGACGGCCCGTGGGTCTGGTTCGAGGGGCGGTCGCGGGTGGACCCGAGGAGCAACCGGGTCTACATCCGGATCCCCGGCGGCGACGACCGGCCGCTGGTGGCGTACGGCGGCGACACCATCGTCCGCCGCGCCGACGGGTCGGCCGTCGTGGAAGCCGGGCCGGTGCGGACGCACGGACCGGCGGCCCTGCCCCCCGAGGCCCGCCCGCATGGCTGACGAGGAGTACGACCGCCGCCGGGAGGGCGAGGGGGCGCGGCAGCGGAAGCTGTCGGCGTCCACCCGCGACACCGGCCCGATCCCGAACATCGCCAATGTCCGCCGCCGGTCGAGGTGCCGCGACTCCCTCCGGCTGTTCTGCGAGACGTACAACCCCGGGATCAGGTGGGACTGGTCGAGCGACCACCTGAAGGTGATCGACCGGCTCCAGGAGGCGGTGTTCCTCGGCGCGATGCAGGCATTGGCCGAGCCCCGCGGGTGGGGGAAGACGGCCCTCTGCCGGATGGCCGCCCTGTGGGCGCTCTCCTACCGGCACCGCCGCTACCCGTTCGTCATCGGGGCGACGGACGGGAAGGCCCGGGAGGCGGTCGAGTTCCTCCAGAAGCTCATCCGGTTCACGAAGCCCTACCGCCTCGACTTCCCCGAGATCAGCCACCCCGCGAACAAGCTGGCCGGGATCGCCAACCGCGCGGCGGGCCAGACCTGCAACGGCGAGTCCACGCTCATCAAGTGGTCGGCCGACCGGCTCGTCCTCCCCCGGGTGCCGCCGCCGGCGAACTGGCCGAAGTCGTGGCCGAAGGGCGAGGGCGGGATGGTGCCGACCTCGGGGTCGGTCGTCGGCGCCTCCGGGCTGACCGGCGAGGGCATCCGCGGGTCCGTCGAGACGCTGGCGACCGGCGAGATGGTCCGGCCCGACCTGGTGCTGCTCGACGACCCCCAGACCCGCGAGTCGGCCGAGTCGCTGAGCCAGAACGAGAAGCGGCTCCGGCTCGTCATGGGCGACGTGCTCGGCATGGCCGGGCCGGGGGCGCGGCTGTCGGCCGTCATGCCCTGCACGGTGATCGAGCCGGGCGACATGATCGACCAGTTGCTCGACCGCAAGCGGCACCCGCTCTGGCGCGGCGAGCGGGCGGGCATCCTCCGGTCGATGCCGGCGAACCTGACGGCGTGGGACGGGTACTTCGAGGTGTACGCCCGGTGCGCGCTGAAGGAGCCGCCCGACTTCGCCGAGGCGAACGCCCACTACCTCGCCCACCGGGCCGTCCTCGACGCCGGGGCCGAGGCGCAGTGGGAGAGCCGGAAGGCGCCGGACGAGGTCAGCGCCGTCCAGCACGCCATGCACCTGTACTTCCGCGACCGGGAGGCGTTCTGGGCCGAGGGGATGAACCGGCCCCAGGCCCGCGTGACGGCCGCCGCCGCCGGGCTCGCCGCCGACCAGCTCGCCGGCCAGGTGGCCGAGACGCTCGCCCGCGGCGTCGTCCCCCGGACCGCGACCCGGCTGGCCGCGTTCGTGGACGTGGGCGGCGACCTGCTGTGGTGGGCGGTGATGGCGTTCGACGAGCGGTTCGGCGGGCACGTCGTCGCCTACGGCGTGTACCCCGAGCAGCCGCGGCCGGCCTTCCCGAAGGCGTCGCCGCCCCGCCCGCTGGCGGCCGCCCACCCCGGGCTGTCCGAGGACGCGACCATCTACGCCGGGTTGCAGGCCGTGGCCGCCCTGGTGTGCGGCGGGGCGTGGCGGCAGGAGGAGACGGGCGACGCGCTGAAGGTCGAGCGGTGCCTCGTGGACGCGAACTGGGGCGAGAAGACGGCGCTGGTGTACGAGTTCTGCCGCCGGTCCCCGCACGCCGCCGTGCTGCTCCCGAGCCACGGGAAGTACATCGGGGCCCGGACGAACCCGATGAGCGCGTGGCCGAAGCGCGACGACGAGCGGCGGGGGCCGGGGTGGGTGCTGACGCCGGGCGGGGGCGGCCGGCACCTGGTGACGGACGTGAACCAGTGGAAGAGCTTCGCCGCCGACCGGCTCCGCACCCCGGCCGGCGCGGCCGGGCGGTGGACGATCCACGCGGGGCGGCACCCGCTCCTGCTCGACCACCTGAGCGCCGAGTACCCGACGGCGGTCCAGGTGAAGGACACGGGGCGGCAGGTGGACGAGTGGTCGCGGCTCCCGAACCGGGACAACGACTGGTGGGACTGCCTCGTCGGGTGCGCCGTCGCCGCGTCGGTCGCCGGGGTGCGGTGGAGCGCCGGGGCCGCCGCCGGCGAGCCGGCCAAACCAACGCCCGGCCCGAAGAAACGGACGAAGTGGTCGGAGAAGTACAAGGACAAGTTCGCCGCGATGCAGTGACCGCCGAGGAGTGCCGCCCTTGCCGACCGTCCTCCCCCGCCGGTGCGCCCACTGCGTCGGCGTCACCCCGCACCAGGTCGTCATCGACCGCCCCCCGGCCGGGCCGGTCACCCGCGTGCTGGAGTGCGGGCACTGCGAGACCCGGACGCCGTACGGGATCAGCTGCCCGAGCTGCGGGAACATCCGGTTCCGGGTGGTGTACACCCGGCCGCAGACGACCGGGACGACGGTCCGGGTGAAGCAGTGCCGGCACTGCGCGCACCGGATTTGCACCCGGGAGAAGATGGCGAGCACCGGCGCCTGACCCCCTCCGGTACACCTGCTGTACGTTTCCCGCCCGCCGCCCTTCCGCCGCCCTTCCTCCGCCGGCGCCCGCCCCCGATAGTGCGGGTATGCCGGACCTGACCCCCGAGATCGAGCAGGCCGCGGGCGAGCCCGCGAAGGCCGAGGTGGACGGCCGCAAGGCCGAGTCGCACCCGCTGCCGGACCTGATCGAGGCCGACAAGTACCTGAAGGGCGGCGCGGCCCTCGCCGGCGCCGGCCCGAAAGGCGGCCGGAGGTCGGGGCTCAACGCACTCCGGACGGGCGTGTTCGTGCCGAAGGGGGCGGTCTGATGCCCGGCCCCGTCGCCCGCCTCACCGCCTGGGTCGGCCGGCTGTTCGGCCGGGCCGCCCGGGGCGTGTCCCGGGCCGGCAAGGCCCGGGCCGCGGCGGTGCGGGCGCGGTACGACGCGGCCCAGACGAACGACCAGAACAAGAACCACTGGGCGGCGGCCGACTACCTGAGCGCGAACGGGGCGAACTCCCCCGACGTGCGGGGCAAGCTCCGCACCCGCGCCCGGTACGAGGCCGCGAACAACGGGTACGCGAAGGGCCTGCTGCGGACGATCCGGAACGACGTGATCGGGACCGGCCCGCGGCTCCAGCTCGGCCTGCCGGCGACGTGGCTCGACCCCGACTTCAACACCGTCATGACCGTCCCGGCCGGTGCGGCGCGGGCGGTCGAGCGGGCCTTCAAGAAGTGGGCCGACGCCGCCGACCTGGCCCAGAAGCTCCGGGTCGCCGAGGAGACGACCGTCCGGGACGGCGAGTGCTTCGCCGTCCTGGTTACGAACGAGGGCCTCGCCGACCCGGTGAGCCTCGACCTGCGGCTGATCGAGGCCGACCAGGTCACGACGCCCGACCTGGTCTGGACCGACCCGCTCGCCACCGACGGCATCCGGTACGACGCCTGCGGCAACCCGGTCGAGTACCACGTGCTCAAGCAGCACCCGGGCGACCCGTACTGGGTCAACCCGTGGGACTATGACCGGATCGCCGCCCGGCACGTGCTCCACTGGTTCGACCCGGACCGGCCGGGGCAGCGCCGCGGGATCCCCGCCCTGACGCCGAGCCTGCCGCTGTACGCCCAGCTGCGGCGGTTCACGTCGGCCGTGCTGAGCGCGGCCGAGACGGCGGCGAACCACGCCGCCGTCCTGAAGACGGACCAGCCCCCGCCCGGGCTGGACGACGGCGCCCCCCAGGACGACGACCTGCCGGAGAACTTCGACCGCATCCCGATGCCGCAGAACGGGGCGGTGACGCTCCCCGCGGGCTGGGACATCACGGCGTTCGACGCGAAGCAGCCGCAGACCACGTACCCGCAGTTCAAGGCCGAGGTGCTGACCGAGGCCGGGGCCGGGCTGGGGGCGCCGCGGAACGTCTCGACCAAAAGTAGCGCCGAGTACAACTACTCGTCCGCCCGGCTCGACCACCTGCCCTACCGGCAGGGGGTCCGGATCACCCGCGACCAGCGGCGGCGGCACGTCATCGACCGCGTCTTCCGGGCGTGGTACGCCGAGGCCCGGACCGTCCCCGGCCACCTCCCCGCCGGCCTCCCGCCGCTCGCGGCGTGGGACTGGACCTGGCAGTGGGACGGGTTCGAGTCGATCGACCCGGTGAAGGACGCGACCGCCGACGACATGCGGCTGCGGAACGGCACGACCACGCTGTCGGCGGTCGTCGCCGCCGACGGGAAGGACTGGGAAGAGGAGATGCGGCAGACGGCCCGGATCGTCGGGCTCGCCCGCCGGCTGGAGCGGGAGGAGGGGCTCCCGCCCGGCACCCTGTACCCGCTCACCCCGGGCGAGGCCGTCAAGCCCCCCAAGGAGGCCCCGGCCGATGCCGCCGCCCAAACCGCCGCGTAAGCGGCCCGCCCGCGGCCCCGCCCCGATCCGGGCGGCCGCCCGGGTGACGATCACCGGGGCCGAGGCCCCGACCGCCGAGCAGCCCGCCCGGTTCTCGATGGTGGCCTACACCGGCGAGCCGATGCGGCTGAACAGCTGGTCCGACCCGGTCGTCGTGGACCTGGAAACGTGCGACGTGTCGGAGCCGCGGATCCCGGCCCTGTACGACCACTACGCCGACATCGGGAGCGTGGTCGGGCAGGTCGAGACGCTCGCGGTCGAGGGCAAGCAGCTGGTCGCCTCGGGCCGGTTCACCCCGCTCCCGGCGAGCCCGGACCGCTACCGCAACTGCGCCGCCGACGTGCTGGCCCTGGCGAAGACGGGCTACCAGTGGCAGGCCAGCGTCGGGGCCGACCCGGCGACGGTCGAGGAGATCAAGGCCGGCGCCGTCGGCGTCGCCAACTGGGGCCGGGAGTACCCGGGGCCGTGCGTGATCGGCCGCGGGTGCCGGTTCCGCGAACTGAGTTTCGTCGTCCTCGGTGGGGACCGGAAGACGAGCGTCGTCGCCGGTAAGCACCGATCCATCAAGGGGTCCGCCGTGAACCCGACCTACGAAGACTGGCTGGTCAGCCTCGGGTTCGACGCGACCACGCTCGAACCGACGCAGGATGCGAACATGCGGCTCCTGTACGCCGCCGAGTACCCGGAGGCGGCGGCCGAGGAGACGCCGGCCGACCCCGCCGCCCCGCCCGCCTCGGTGGGCGACCAGGTCGCCGCGGCCGACGCGAACGGCGACGGGATCGAGGACGACGAGGAGCCGCCGCCGGTCGCCGCCCGCGGCCGCCGGCCCGCGGTCCGCGGCGCCGCCGGCGGGGGCGGGAACGTCGCCCGGCTGCGGCGGGAGTCGGCCGCCGAGCTGACCCGGCAGGCGGACGTCGTCGCGGTCGCGGCCGAGTACGGCAACCCGACCATCACCGTCGGCACCCGCAAGGTGACGCTCGCCGCGCACGCCGTGGCGAGCGGGTGGACCCGGGACCGGACCGAGAACGCCGCGATCAAGGCGGGCCGCCCGACCGGCCCGCACCTGCACATGCCGGCGGGCTCGGGCTCGCGGCCGATGACCTCGGCCGTGATCGAGGCCGCCATCTGCGCCGCGCTCAAGCAGCCGAACCTGGAGAAGCAGTTCAAGCCGGACGTGCTGGACGCCGCCCACACCGCGTTCAAGGGGCGGATCGGACTCCAGCAGGTCCTGTTCATCGCCGCCGCCCAGGGCGGGTACCACCCGTCGCCCGGCGAGCGGCTGCACAACGGCAACCTGAAGGCCGTGCTGCGGGCCGCGTCCGCCGCCCCCGAGATCCGGGCCGCGAGCGGCACCTCGACCGTCAGCCTGCCCGGGATCTTCGCCAACGTGGCGAACAAGGAGCTGCTGACCGGGTACATGGAGGAGGACCAGAGCTGGCGGGAGGTCGCCGCCGTGAAGCCGGTCAACGACTTCAAGGCGGTCACGTCGTACCGGCTGCTCGACGACATGGCCTACGAGAAGGTCGGGGCGAACGGGGAGATCAAGCACGGGAAGGTGTCGGAGGAGTCGTACACCCGGCAGGCCGCGACCTACGCGAAGATGTTCACCCTCACCCGCCGGGACCAGATCAACGACGACCTGGGGGCGTTCGCCGACCTCCGGAACCGGCTCGGCCGCGGGGCCGCGCAGAAGTTCAACGACGTGTTTTGGACCGAGTTCCTGAGCGACGCGGCGACGTTCTGGACGGCCGCCCGGACGAACTACATCACCGGCGCGACGACCAACCTCGGGACGGACGGGGTCGGGCTCGGGCTCGGGGTGAAGGCGTTCCGGCAGATGACCAGCCCGACGGCGGACGGGACGAAGCGGATCGGGGGCAACCCCGAGATCCTGCTCGTCCCGCCGGAGCTGGAGGGCAACGCCGAGGTGCTGTACGCGAACCAGAACCTGGGCAGCGTGAAGTCCGGCGACGCCAACATCTACGCCAACAAGTACCGCCCGGTGGTGGTGCCGTGGCTGAGCGACAGCTCGTTCACCGGGTACTCGACGACCGCGTGGTACCTGCTCCGCAGCCCGGGCCTGATGCCCGCCGTGGTGGCGTCGTTCCTGTTCGGGAACGAGGCGCCGACGGTCGAGGACAGCGAGGCCGACTTCGACACCCTCGGCTGGCAGTTCCGCGGGTACCACGACTTCGGCGTCGACCAGGCCGAGTACCTGTGCGGGATCAAGAGCAAGGGCGCGGCGTAAGCGACGACGGCGGGGGAAGCTCATAGCGAGCGGCCTGCTCACGCGGGCGACACGGCCGGGCGGCGGCTCATCACCGCCGCCCGCGAGCCGGCCCCGGGCCTGATACCCCCGGGGAGCGGAGGCGCGAATCCTCCCCCCTGCACTCCGAACCGACCACCACAAGGGGACCGACCATGCCCGAGGCGTACTACCGGAACGAAGGCGACAGCGTCGATTACACGCCGGCCGTCGCCGTCACCGGCGGGACCGTCGTCCAGCTCCCGGACGGCCGGGCGGCCGTCGTCCCCGTGGACCTCGCCGCCGGCGAGCTGGGGAGCGCGTGCGTCAAGGGGATCCACCGGATCGCCAAGTCCACGTCGATGGTGTTCCTCGACGGCGGGCGGGTGTTCTGGGACTACTCGGCGAACGCCGCCCACTACAAGCAGGTCAACGACCGCGACTTCTACGTCGGCCGGGCGGTGGGCGACTTCCTCACGGCGGCCGCGACCGAGATCGACGTCGCGTTCAACGTGGACCCGCGGCCGCGGATCGACCTGCTCCGGGACGGGTTCCTGTCGGTCGCCACCGGGACGCAGGCCCTCGGCGGGTTCCTCCCGCCGCAGGACGTGGGCGGGTCGAAGGCGCTGAGCCTGACCGCCACGTCCGAGGCCCAGTGCGTGGACATGCTCAGCGTGGACCGCGTCGCGGTGGCGGCGAACCCGATCGCCGAGTTCGTGTTCCGCATGACGGCCAACGGCTCGACCTCGGCCGTCGACGTGAGCCTCGGCCTCGCCAACGGCACCAGCACGACCGACGCCGACGCGATCGCGGAGAGCGTGTTCTTCCACCTCGACGGCGGGTCGCTGGCGATCAACGCCGAGAGCGACGACGGGACGACCGAGGTCGCCGCGACGGACACCACCACCACGTTCACCGCGGGGTCGGCGGTGGCGAACCGCAAGGAACTGTGGATCGACGGCCGCGACCCGTCGGACATGCGGTTCTACGTGGACGGGGTCGAGGTGCTGAACGCGACCGCGAACCTCGGCAACATCGCCCTGGCGGCCGGCCCGCTCGGGCTGCTCGTCCACCTGGAGAAGTCCACCGGCACCGCGACCGCGGGGCCGCTGTACATCGACCGCGCCGAACTCCGGATCATGGAGTAACCCCGCCCCGCCGGCCCCGCGCGAGGAACCATTGTGGCCGACGCCGACCCGTTCCGCCCGGCGAACGACGTGCGCCTCACCGCCGCCGCCGCCGTCGGCGTCGGCGAGGTGTGGCAGCTCCCGGGCGGCCGCGGCGGCGTCTACTGGCCCGGCCAGGCGGCCGCCTCGGGCGACCGGGCGGTGTTCAGCGGCACCGGGCAGTACACGTGCCCGAAGGCCGCGGGCGTCAACCTGCTCGACGGCGGGCGGGCGTACTGGGACCGGTCGGCCCGGGTGGTGACGTTCCGGAAGGTCAACGACCGGGACTTCTACCTCGGCCAGATCGCGGGGGACGCCGCGGCCGACGACGCTACCTGCGTCGTCAACCTCAACGTCCCGCCGCGGCCGACGATCGACCTGCTCCGGGACGGCGCCCTCAGCGTCCCGACCGGCACCCAGATGTTCGCCGGGTTCAGCCTCCCGGTCACGGTCGGCGGGGTGCCGGGCCTGCTGCTGACGGCGACGAACGAGGCGCAGTGCATCGACCTGTTGAGCGTGGACCGGGTGGCGGTCGCCGCCAACCCGATCGTCGAGTTCGTCGTGCGGGCCGCCGCGAACGGCTCGACGAACGCGGTGGACCTGAACTTCGGGCTGGCGAACGGGACGAGCGCGACCGACGCCGACGCGATCACCGAGCACGTCCTGTTCCACCTCGACGGCGGCGCCCTCGACGTTCGGGCGCAGTCGAAGGACGGGACGACGACGGTGGCCGCGACGGACACCACGGTGGACTTCACCACCGGGACGGCCGTGGCGAACCGGTTCGAGCTGTGGATCGACGCCCGCGACCCCGCGAACGTGAAGCTGTACGTGGACGCGGTCCGGGTGCTGAGCGCGACGACCTTCCGGCTCGACAACGCGGCCGGGCCGTTGGGGTTGCTCGCGCACCTGGAGAAGACGGCCGGCACCGCCACCGCCGGGCCAGTGTGGCTCGACCGGGCCGAGATGCGGACGGCCGAGCAGTGAGGACCGCCCGCCGGTCCCGAATGGGGGGAATTCCCCCCATTCGTCGCCGGCGGTGAAGAGGGCCGACGAGATGCCACCGCCGAAGACCGCGCCGACCGACCCCGCCGCCCCGCCCGACGCGCCCGCCCCCGGGTCGCCCGAGGCCGAGGCGGCCGAGCGGTTCGCCGCCGCCCGCGGCCGCATCACCCAGGCCGTCGCCGGGAAGGCCGGGCACGTCGAGCGGGTCGAGCTGGACGACGCCGGGGCGCCGGTCGTCGTCGTCGAACAGGGCCTCGCCCCGGTGCTCGCCGGCGACGTGGTCGCCCTGGTCGCCGGGCTCGGCGGCCGCGCGACGCAGCTTGCCCGCGAGCTGGCCGCCGGGGCCGGGGCCGTGAAGCCCGACAAGGTGGTGTTCCAGCGGGCCGACCAGCTCCGCGCCGTCCTCGCCCTCGCGGGGGCGTGATGGGCCTGCTCGACCGCGGGAACGCGATGCTGAACCGGCGCCTCGGGCAGGCGGCCGCGGTCACCGCGACGTACACCCGCGGGGCGACCGTCGTCCCGCTCACCGACGCGGTCGTCGGCCGGACGGCGTTCGTGTCGAACCAGCAGAACGCCGCCCGGGTCGAGTGGGGGGACCGCGACTACCTGATCCCGGTCGCCAGCCTGGTCGCCCTCGGCGAACCGGCCGACGGCGACCGGATCGGCGAGACGGTGAACGGGACGGCGCTGGTGTTCGAGGTGATGACGCCCAGCACGGGCGAGCCGGCGTGGCGGTACAGCGACCCGACCCGGACCGTGTTCCGGGTCCACACGAAACAGGTGGCGTGACGTGGCCGCCCGGATCATCGAGACGGCCGACGCCCTGGTCGCCGCGATCGCCGCCGAGTGGGCCGACTACTGGGAGGCCGCCCCGGCGGCCCCCGACACGTGCGAGCGCGTGTACGTCGAGCCGGCCGGCGACCTCGGGAAGCTGCTCGGCCGGCACGCCTGGGTCAGCCCGGTGGCGTTCGCGGACACGACCGCCAGCCGCAAAGAGAACCTCGGGGCGTACACCCTGTCCGTCATCCTCGCCGAGCGGTGCCCGGACGCCGGCCCGCCGGCCCGGGCCTGGACCGACGAGCGGGTCGGGTGGGTTCAGGCGGTCGCGGACCTGATCGGCAGCTACGGCAACCGCCGGGCGTCGGGGTGGCTGGAGGTCGGGACGCCCGCCCGCCGGCTGTTCAGCGAGCGGATCGAGGTGGCGGTGTACGACTGGAACTACCTCGACAAGCACCGCGTGTTCTGGGCCGAACTCGAAGTCGAACTCCGGGAAGTGAGGGCGTAACCGATGGCCGCGACCGAAGGGCCTCGCGCCGGGATCGACGGGGCGGCGTACCGGAACTCCGGGACGGCCGGGAGCCCGACCTGGGTCGAGATCGACAACATCAAGGACGTGGCCCCGGCGACCCCGTGGGACATGCAGGAGGCCGGGAGCCGGGAGACGAAGGCGAAGCTGTACGCGAAGACCCGGCAGGACATCGGCTACCAGGTCGTCGCCCGGGCCGACAGCGCCGACGCGGGGTATCAGGAGCTGTGGGACGCCGCCTGCTCGCCGAACCCGATCGACCTGCTCGTCCTCGACGGCCCGCTCACCGAGGAGGGGGCGTCCGGCTACCGGGCGTACTGGAACGTGAACGCCTCGGCCGGCCCGAGCCAGGGGGCGGACGAGATGCAGTACACCACGTTCGACCTCAAGCCGGCCTGGAACGGGACCATCCTCCCGAAGATCGCCGACGTGGGCGCGGCGAGCGCGGTCACCTACACGGCGATCTGACGTGCTCGACCTGGCGACCTTCCGCCGCGGGTTCTTCGACCAGGCCGCCGTGGTGAAGGCGGTGACGGCGGCGAAGCGGAAGGCGTTCAGCAAGGGCGGGGCGTACGTCCGGCAGCGGGCGCGGTCGAGCATCCGCCGCCGCAAGAAGTCGAGCCCGCCCGGCCAGCCGCCGTCGGCCCACTCGGGCGAGATCAAGCTCATCTACTTCGCGTGGGACGCGAACGCGGAATCGGTCGTCATCGGCCCCGTCCTGTTCCGCGCGGCCCGCGGCCCGAGGCACGGGGCGCGGCTGCTCGAGCGCGGCGGCGAGGCGACGTACCAGGACGCGAAGGGGCGGCCCCGGCGGGTCCGGTACCGGGGCAACCCGTTCATGGCCCCGGCCCTCGCGGCCGAGGCGCCGCGGGTCGCCCAACTGTTCAAGGGGTCGGTCACCGCACGGGCCGGGGGGTGAGGGATGGCGACGTTCAGGGCGGGCGGGCACGAGTGGCAGCTCCGGCTGACGATCGGCATGGTCGGCCGGTTGAGGACCGAGGCCGGGATCGAGTTGGGCAAGTTGCTCGACGCCGGGAAGGTGGCCGAGGGGCTGATCGGCGACCCGTTCAAGCTCGGCGAGATCCTGTGGATCATGTGCCGGGCCGAGGCCGAGGGGCGCGGGCTGACCACCCCGGACGAGTTCTTCGAGCTGCTCGGCCCCGAGGAACTCCAGGCGGCGGTCCTCGGGGTGCTCGCGGCGGTCGTCGATTTTTTCCAGCCGGGCCGGGCGAGCGAGACGAAGGGCAAGCTGCCCGGCCTGATGGACAAGGTGAACCGGGCGGCGGACGCGGCGATGGCGGCGGTGGTCGACGCGGAGGTCGATGCGACCCTGAAGAGGTTGGGTGGCAGCTCGCCGGCGTCACCGGCCTCGACCCCCGCGGGCTGACCCTCCGGGAGTTGCTGTGGGCGGCCGAGGGGCACCGGCACTTCGCCGGCGAGCTGGCCGCCTGGCACCTAGCCGGGATCGTCGCCCACCTGCCGCTGACCGGCCGGGTGCTCGACCCGGCCCAGATCAACCCGTACCGCCTGGCCGCGGCGAACGCCGGGTCGGCCGCCGCCGAGGAGCTGCGGCGGTGGCACCGGAAGCGGCAGATGCGGGCGATGGTGGACGCGCACCGGCGGATCAAGCGGCCGAAGGCGATCACGGGGGGGTAGGCCGTGCCACTGAACACCGGCGGGGGGGCGGGCGGGAACGCCGGCGGCATCCGCGCCGGGCTCGCGTTCGTCGAGCTGGTCGCCCGGGACAAGCTCGGGCCGGTGCTCGACAAGCTCCGGGCGAAGGTCGCCGGGTTCGGCGCCGCGTTCACGAAGGGCGGGGCGGCCGGGCTGGCCGCCGGCACCGCCGTCCTGGCCCCGATCGTCGGCCTCGCCGCGGCCGGGGCCGAGCGGTTCGACCGGATGGCGAACGAGGCGATCCGGCTGAACGTGCCGATCGAGCAGTACTACCGGCTCGCCCGGGCGGCCGAGATCGCCGGCGTCTCGATCGACGACGTGGCGAACAACCCCCGCGCGTACGCCGGCGTGCTGTTCGACGGCGGGGCCGTCCCGGTCCGGGAGATCCGCGCCGCGGTCGAGGCGTCCCGCGAGTGGCGGCGGACGTGGATCGCGCTCCAAGAGACGGCGGCCGGGCTCGTGGCGGACCTGTTGCCCGTCATCAAGGCGGTCGCCGCCTTCGTGCGGGAGAACGCGGGGGTTATTGCCGTCGCGGCCGCGGTCGGCGCCGGCCTGGTCGCGGCCGGGGCGGCGGCGGTCGGGGTGGGGGTGGCGTTCTCCGGGATCGCGGCCGCCGTCGGCGTCCTGAAGGCGGCGCTGCTCGCGCTCCTGTCCCCGGTCGGGCTCGTCTCGGCGGCGGTCGCCGGGGTCGTGACCCTGTGGGCGACGTTCACCGACCGCGGGCGGGAGACCGCGAGCGAACTCGGCCGGGCGTTCACCGAGGTCGGGGGCCTGTTCTCGGAGATGTGGGGCGGGATCGTCGCGGCCGTGAAGTCGGGCGACCTGGAGAGCGCGTTTGAGATTCTCGCCGCGGGCGTGAAGGCGATCTTCTTCACCATGATCGCGGCACTGGGGAAGGCGCTCGGTGACTTCCTCAAGGACATGCACGGCCGGATCGTGGCCGTCGTCACCGTCCTCGCCGGCATCCGCGGGGCGATGGCCGGTGCGGCGTTCGGGCCGCTCGGCATCCTGATCGGGGGCGTGGGGCTCGGGGCGGCCGGCGGGCTCGGCACCGACTGGGCGCTGGACAAGATCGAGGGCGGCCTGGACCTGGTGGCGGACCGGTTCTCGGCGCTCGCCCGGGACGCGGCCGCCGAGATGCGGGGCCTGAACGCGGCCGTCGCCGCCCGGACCGGCCCGGCGGCCGCCGCGGCGTCGCTGGCCGGGATTCGGGCGATCACCCCCGACATGATGAACCGTGCCCGCGGGGTGTTCGGCGGTCCGCTCGGCCAGCAACTCGGGGCCGGCGACCAGTGGCAACGGCGGATGCTGAGCGTGAACGAGCGGACCAACGAGATTCTGATAGCCGTGCTCCACGCCGTCGAGAACACGCGGGACGCGGCCACCGTCAACCTCGTCAACGCCGTCGGCGACGCCGTCGGCGGACTGGTGTTCAGCTGATCGGGGGCGTGCCGTGCCGCTGACGATGTACGAGTCTGTCGAGTCCCGGAACCTGAAGCTCGGCCCGGGCGCGGCCGAGCTGCCGGTCAAGTTCGTGGTGATGGGGAGCGACGACCACGCGACCGTGTTCAACGCGGTCCTGCTGGAGACGTCGCCCACCCTGTTCGGCCTGACCCGGACCGACCTCCAGCTCGACTTCAAGGGCGGGCAGCTGTGCTTCGCCGAGCTGTCGTACACCTCGGCCGACCCGTCCGAGGCGCTGCAGCCCGAGGGCGGCGGCGGCGGGGGCGAGGGGAGCCCGGGCGGCGGGGACGGCGGGCCGGGCGACCCGGGCGGGGGCGACGGCGGGCCGGGCGGGGAGAGCCCGCAGCCGCAGCCCGGGCAGGACGACCCGCTCGACGCCAACACGTCGTTCAGCACCGGCGGCGGGACGGCCCACATCCTGCTCAGCCTGGAGACCAAGTCCGCGACGGCGGCCGAGGGGTTCATCGCGGCCGACACCCAGCGGGCGATCGGCTTGACGAAGGGGAGCGTCGAGGGGTGCGACATCGTCACCAGCGGGGGCGAGTACAGCGTCACCCGGAAGCGGCGACAGGTCACGCTCCGGTACCTCCGGACCCTGCTCCGCACCACCGGGAAGACGAACAAGGAGGAGCACTGGGGGTTCCAACCCGGGGAGCTGCTGTACCTCGGCGCCGAGGGCTCGGGGTCGAACCTCGGCGGGTGGACAATCACCCACAAATTCCGGTTCGCCGAGAACAACGGGGTGACCGTCCCCGGGGACCCGGCCTCCGCCCCCGAGAACGTCATCACCCCGCAGTTGAAGATCCCGTCGAAGAACGGCCACGACTACGTCTGGTGCATCTACCAGGACACCGTTGACCAGACCTCGAACCAACTGTTCCCGCTCCCGATCCAGGCGAACGTGGAACGGGTCTACCGCGAGGCGAGTTTCACGGCCCTCGAAATCGGCGGGGTTCCCCGCCCGCGGGTCCGCCGGCCGGGCGAGCCGCTGATCCGGAACCCGGCCTGACCCAACCTCGCCGCGGGGAGCCATGCCCGACCTGCTCCGACACGTCCGCGCCGGCGAGCCGCTGGCGATCGACGCGGACACCTGGAACGCGATGATCGACGCCGCCCGGGCGTACCGGGCCGGGCGGGCGCCGGGCGGGTCCGCCTCGCCGTTCCGGTCGCCGCTGTCGAGCGCCCTGCACTGCCTCGTGAAGTACGACGCCAGCAGCGGGAGCTTGCTGCCGGCGTTCAGCGTGCTCCGCATCGCCGACACCCTGACCGACGTAGACGCCGACCCGCACGGCCACCAGGGGCGGCCCGCCTACCTCGGCGCCGTGCCGGCGACCGCGGCCGACCAGGTCGTCGTCACCACGGAGCCGATCCGCGGCGGCACCCTCGGCCGGGCGGCCGTGAGCGGGCTCGCGGTCTGCACCCTCGACGTGAGCGACACCGGGCACCGGTTCGCCGCCCCGGTCGCCGGCGACAGCACCAAGTTCGCCAGCAGCGCGACCCCCGGCTACCCGGTCGTGTGGCAGGAGGCCGGGACGGGCGAGGTGTGGGCGGTGATCCTGCTCGGCCCGGTCGGCGCCGGCCGCCCGCTCGCCGGCCTGGTGAACGACAGCCTGAACGCCGGGTGGTTCCAGACGGTCGATTCGGGCGGCACCTGGACGACGCTCGACCCGGACATCGCGGAAGCCAACATCCACCCGATGCGGATCGACCTGACCGCCGCGGCGGGCACCGTCCGGGCCGCGTTCACCCCGAAGCCCAACGCGACGGGGCTCCTGTGGGAGGCCGAGCCGGGGAGCGGGCAGTACGTGTTCCTGCCGGTCCAGTCGGCCGAGTACGGGTACTGCGGGTATGTCTCGAACGGCGCGCAGACCTTCGGCGGGGACAAGTCGTTCCAGGGGACGGTGAACGTCGACGGCAACTTCGACGAGAGCGGCCCGGGCGGCACCTACCTGACGGTCGGCACGGCGGCCCTCCGGGTCAAGGCGCTGGCCGGCGGCGACCTGCGGGTGACGATGGGGTACGCCGCCGTCGCGGCCGACATTCCGCCCTACTACCTCCAGGTCAACGGCGGCGCCCACTTCAACGGGCAGGTCGGGGCGACCGGGAGCGGCCTGTTCGGCGGCGAGGTGGTGGCGGGCGACGTGTTCCGGCTCGACGGCAGCGGGTACGGCGGCTCCTGGGGGGACGGCGAGTTCATCCTCAGCAGCTCGGGCGGCGGGTCGGCGAAGCTGTTCTACGGCGGCACCGCCGGCGGCCGGCAGGTGTGGGGGTTCGCGCTGGCCTCCGGCCCCAACCCGGTCCGGTTCGAGGTGGGCGACCAGCTCGCCGCCCCCGCCGCGGAGATCGGCAACATCATCGCCGAGACCTACCGCACGTACGACGGCGGCGGCGGGTCCGTGACCGGCGGGACGTACTCCCAGACCGTCGGCGGGATCACGACTTACTACTTCCGCAACGGGCTGTACGTCGGGGGCACCATCCTCACCCCGGACGGCCTGCCCGACGAGCTGGACGGCATCGGCGGGATCGACGTGAGCCTCGGCCCGTAGGAGTGGTGATGCCGCGGAAGTTCTTGAACCTGCTGAACACCTCGCACGGCGTCGTGACGGCGGCCGGGCAGGACGTGATCCTCTCGACCGACCTCCCGAACACGGCGGTCACGCCGGGCACGTACACGCTCGCCACGGTCACCGTGGACGCGGCCGGGCGGATCACCGCCGCGTCGTCCGGGACCGGGGGCGGGACGGTCACGTCCGTCGGCCTCATCGCCCCCGCGGCCGGGATCGGCGTCAGCGGGTCGCCGGTCACGGGCTCGGGCTCCTTCACCCTCAGCCTCACCGACGACCTGGCCGCGGTCGAGGCGCTGTCCACCACGGGCATCGTCCGCCGGACCGGGGCGAGCACGTGGACGGCCGGGACGGCGGTCAGCCTCACCACCGAGGTCACTGGCACGCTGCCCATCGGGAACGGGGGCACCGGCGGGGCGACGGCCGCGGCCGCCCGGACTGCCCTCGGCCTCGTCATCGGGACCGACGTGCAGGCCCAGGACGCGGAGCTGGCGGCGATCGCCGGGCTGACCAGCGCGGCCGACCGGCTCCCCTACTTCACCGGCAGCGGCACCGCCGCCCTCGCCACCTTCACCACCGCCGGCCGGGCACTGGTGGACGACGCCGACGCGACCGCCCAGCGGACGACCCTCGGGCTCGGCACCTCGGCCGTGGTGGACACCGGGACGAGCGGCACGAAGGTCGCGCTGACCGACGGGGCGAACACCTGGTCGGCGGCCCAGACCTTCCAGTGCTTCTCCGGGGTGAAGATCCTCGACACCAACGCGAGCCACACGCTCGGCCTCCAGGTCGGGTCGGACCTGACGGCGAACCGCGTCCTGCTCATCACCACCGGGGACGCGAACCGCGGGCTCCAGCTCACCGGCGACGCGACGATCAGCGGCGTGAACACCGGCGACCAGACCATCACCCTGACCGGCGACGTGTCGGGGGGCGGGACCGGCACCTTCAGCGTGGCGATCGGCACGGGGAAGGTGACGAGCGCGATGCTCCGGGACAGCACCGCCCTGTCGGTAATCGGCCGCGCGTCGAACACGTCGGGGGTGCCGGCGGACATCGCCGCCGGGACGGACGGGCACGCGCTCCGCCGCTCGGGCACCGCCCTCGGGTTCGGCACGCTCGCCGCCGGGGCGTTCGCGGACAACACGATCGCCCCGGCCCGGGTGGCCGTGTCCGCGACCGACCGGCTCGTCGGCCGGGACACGGCCGCCGCCGGGGCGGGGGAAGAGATCACCGTCGGCGGCGGGCTGGAGTTCACCGGGTCGGGCGGCATCCAGCGGAGCGCCCTGACCGGGGACGTGACCGCGACCGCCGGCAGCAACACGACGACGATCGCCAACGACGCCGTCACCGACGCCAAGCTGCGGAACAGCGCCGCCCTCAGCGTGATCGGCCGGGCGTCGAACACGTCGGGCGACCCGGCGGACATCGCCGCGGCGAACGACGGCGAGGTCCTGCGCCGGTCCGGGACGGCCGTCGGGTTCGGGACGGTGGCGACGGCCGGGCTCGCGGCGAACGCCGTGACCGACGCCAAGCTGCGGCAGGGGGCGGCGCTCACCGTGATCGGCCGGAGCGCGAACACGACCGGGGACGTGGCCGACATCGCCGCCGCGTCCGACGGGCAGGTCCTGCGCCGGTCGGGCACGGCCCTCGGGTTCGGGGCGGTGGACCTGGCGAGCGCGAACGCCGTGACCGGGGTGCTGCCAGCGGCGAACATGACCGCCGCGTCGGACACGGTCGCGGGCAAGATCGAGGTCGCCGACCAGGCCGAGCAGGAGACGGGCACCGACACGACGCGGGCCGTCACCCCCGGCCGGCAGCACTTCCACAAGTCGGCCGCCAAGGCGTGGATCGTGTTCACGATCAGCGGCACCACGGTCACGGTCCGGGACAGTTACAACGTCACGTCCGTCACCCGGAACGGGGTGGGCGACTACTCGATCAACCTCACGACCGCCTTCAGCTCGGCGTACTACGCGGTCGCCGTGGGCGTCTGCGTGAACACGGCCGGCACGAAGACGCTGTGGGGGCTCCCGAACAACCTGTCGCCCCCGACCGCCTCCGTGTGCCGGGTGGTCTACGTGGACAACACCGGCACGGTCGGCGAGGCGGCGCGGGTGGACGTGACCATGTACGGAGACCTGTGATGGGCTACCGCGTGTGCAAGCTCACCGAGGCCGGCGTCTCGGTCACGACCCCCGTCCCGGACGACTGGGCGACCGCCTCGACGCTCGCCGCGACCGACGGCGGCGAGGTGGTGTCGGCCGGGCTGCTCGCCGCCCTCACGTCGCCGCCGCCGCGGCCGGCCGGCGTCACGATCGGCGACTTCAAGCTCGCCGTCGCCCCGGCCCTGCTCGCGGTCGCGGCGAAGGACGCCGCCACCCAGGCGAAGTGGGACCGGGTGCTCAACCTGCTGCTGAGCAGCCCGGCCGACCGGGTGGTGTACCCGGCCGAGCAGCCGCTCGCCGGCCTCCTCCGGCTGGCCGTCGCCGACGGCATCCTCACGGCCGACCAGGTCGCCGCCGTCGGGGCGGGCGGCTGAGTCCGGTACGCCTGCTGTACGTTTCCCGCCGGCCCGGCCCCGCGCGACCTTCCGCGGGGCCGGGCCGGGCCGTTTAGTAGGGACGTCCGCACCCCGGAGCCCGCGATGCCCCCGCCCGCCGACGCCGCCCCCGACCTGGCCGCCCTCGGGAACGCCGGGAGCGTGATCGCCGCCGTGGTCGGCATCGTCCTCCTCTGCCTGTACGTCGCCGACAAGGTCACCGACACCCGGACCAAGCGGCGGACCGGGGCGGCGGCCGCGGAGAAGGCCGAGGCCGAGGCGGCCGCCACCCCGATCGCCCAGTGGCGGGAGATCGTCGGCGACCTCCGGGCCGAGCAGGGCCAGCTGCGGGCGAAGATGGGCGAGCTGGAGGCCGCGAACCACGAGTGCGAGGAGCGGGCGCGGCAGCACCAGGCCGAGATCGAGGACATCCGCCGCCAGAACGCCGGCCAGCAGCGGCAGCTCGACGTGGTCGAGGGCAAGGTCGGCCGGATCAAGACTGCCCTGTCCCTGCCCCCGGCCGACGGCAGCGGCCCGCACCCCGCCCTCCCGCCCACCACCCCCGGAGCCTGACCCGTGCGCGCGACCCTCGCCGCCCTGTTCGCCATCGCCGCCGGCCTCGCCGCGGCCGCCCCGCCCGCCCTCGACGTCCCGGCCGAGGTCCGGCCGGTCGGCGGGTACGCCCGGCTCACCCCGAAGACCGACGCCGTGAGCGTCGTGTACGTCGCCCTCGACGCGGCCGACCCGTTCCCGTCCGAGGAGCTGAAGGACGGCCGCCGGTTCCTCCTGCCCGTCCACGGGCTGAAGGAGGGCCGGTACCGGTTCGTCGCCGTCGCCGCGGGCAAGGGCGGCGAGCAGGCCCGGGCGGAGTTCGTCGTCGTCGTCGGCACGGCGCCGGCGCCCCCGGGGCCGACGCCGCCCGGCCCGGCCCCCACCCCCGACCCCCCTGCCCCGATCCCCGAGCCCGGGTTCCGGGTGCTGTTCGTGTTCGAGGCCGACGACCTGACGGCCTACCCCCGCGGGCAGGTGAACGCGATGCGGGCCGGGGAGGTCCGCGACTACCTGGCCGCCCGGTGCGCGAAGGGGGCGGACGGGAAGACGCCCGAGTGGCGGGCCTACGACCAGCACACCCCGATGGACGCCGCCCCGAAGCTCTGGCGGGACGCGATGGCCCGGCCCCGGGCGTCCCTCCCCTGGGTCGTCGTCTCCGACGGCAAGACGGGGTTCGAGGGGCCGGTCCCGTTCAACCCGGCCGACCCGGCCGACCTCGCCCCCGTCCTCACCCTCCTCAAGAAGTTCGGGAACTGACCCATGCCCGCCATCATCGACGACAGCACGACCTTCGACCGGCTCGTGTCGGCGACCCACGCCCGCGGGTACGTCGAGCGGGACTACCGCTTGTACCCGGCCGAGATGTTCGCCGCCCCGACCGCCGTGAAGCTCATCCCGCGGTCGGAGTGGTCGGCCCGGATCAAGGAGCGGAAGCTCCTGAAGGTCGGGCTGCGGGCGATCCGCGAGACGATGGCCGACGGCAAGCCGCACGCCAGCTACGACCAGAACGGCCAGGGGTACTGCTGGTCCTACAGCGGGATCGCCGCCGACACCTACGCCCGCGGGGCGGCCGGGATGCCGTACCGCCGGCTGAGCGCGCACGCGGTCGCGTGCAAGATCAAGAACTTCAAGGACGAGGGCGGGTGGTGCGGGCTGTCGGCCGAGTTCCTGGCGAAGAACGGGTGCCCGACGGTCGCCGAGTGGCCCGAGAAGTCGATGAGCCGGGCGTACGACACGCCGGCGACGTGGGAGGCCGCGAAGCTGAACCGGGTCGCCGACCAGGTCGTGGACCTGACCCGGGCGGTGTACGACCGGAACCTGTCGTTCGACCTGGTCGTCAGCCTGCTCCTGGCGGACGTGCCGGTTCAGGTGGACTTCAACTGGTGGTCGCACTCGGTCTGCGCGATCGACGTGGACGAGGTCGAGCCCGGGAGCTTCGGGCTGGTCATCCACAACAGCTGGACGGACGCCTGGGAGGACCGCGGCACGGCCACGCTGGTCGGCGACCGGGCGATCCCCGACGGCGCGGTCGCCACCCTGAGCGTCGTCGCCGCCTGACGCACCACCGGGCGCCCGCGGCCCGTCCCGATAGAGTCGCCCACCCCACGAGGTAGCCCGATGAGCGTCCGCGCGAAGTTCCAGGTCGATTCGGTCGAGCACACCGTCGGCGGCGCGACGGTGAAGATGACGCCGGTCATTAACGGCAGCGACGAGAACAAGCAGTTCTACAAGTGGACGCCGAGCGGGTCGATCACGCTCGCCACCGTGAACCCCGAGGCGGCCAAGCAGTTCGAGCCGGGCAAGCAGTTCTACGTGGACTTCACCCCGGCCGCCGGCTGAGGCCGACTGGTACACTCCGCTACCCTCGGGGCCGGAAGTGTACCAGTCACCCGTTCGCCCGATTCCACCGATCCCCACGAGGTAGCCCGATGAAGATCCGGTTTCTTGCGGCCGCGCTGGCGGCGGCCGCCCTGTGTGCCCCGGCGGCCGCCCAGCCGGTCGCCCCGCCCAGCAACCTCCCGCTGGCCGACCGGGTGACGGCGCTCGAGGCCCGCGTCGCCCAGCTGGAGCGGCGGCTCGCCCCGCCCAGCAACCTGCCCGCCCCGGCCGCCGCGGCGGTCCCCCCGACCCCGACGTACTTCCTGGTCAACGGCCGGCTGGTGCCCGAGGCCGAGTTCCACGCCGGCACGGCTACCCCGTTCGCCGGCGGGGCGTGTGCCGGCGGCAGCTGCTCGGCGCCGGCCGGGACGGCGTCGCCCCGCGGCGGGTGGTACCCGGGTAAACTGCTCGGCCGCTGACCCGCCCCGTTCGCGCCCCGATCACGCAATCACAGGATCGCGTGATCGGCATCCCCACGACCCACGAAAGGCGACGATGAGCGACGAGACGACGACGGCCCCGGCGCAGGGCATCCGCGACCGCATCACCCGGGGCGTGTTCCGCCGCCGGGTGCGGGCGGGGCTGGAGGCCGAGCTGAAGGCCCGGGCGAAGAAGAAGGGCGGGGCGCTCGCCGCGGCCGACGTGCCGCACGTCCTCGCCGAGGTGACGGACGCCGACATCGACGCGGCGACCGTGCAGGCGATGGACGCGACCGCGGAGGCGCCGGGGGCGGTCGGCGGGCCGATCCTCGACTGGCTGAAGGCGAACCCGGAGCTGGTGGCGAAGGTGGTGCAGATCCTGCTGTCGCTGCTCGGCGTGTAGCCGGGCGAGCGGATGGGAGTTGAGTGCCGCGGCCCCGGGGGATACCCGGGGCCGCGGTCGTTGGCGGGGTGCGGGCGTCACCCGGCCGGCCGCTTGGCGTTGGCCCGGTCGGCGGCCTCCTGGAGCCGCCGCGCCTGCTGCGCGAGGTGGCTGTAGTGGCGGTGGACCATCGCCGTCGAGGTGTGCCCGAGCATGGCCGCCACTTCGACGTCCGGGATGCCGGCGAGCAGCGCGCGGGTGGCGAACGTGTGCCGGAAGCAGTAGCTGGTGACGTGGTGCCCGACCTTCGCGCTGAGCCGCTGGAACCGCATCGTGAACGCCTGGAGCGAGAACCGCCGGCCCCCCGCCCGCGGGCCGCGTCCCCCACCGCCGGCCCGCCGGCGTGATCCGCCCCCGTCCGGGTGAGCCCCGTCGATGTCCTCCCGCTCCCGCCCCGCCGCCGTCCGGGCCGCCGCCCGCGCGCGCCTCGCCGCCGAACCCCTCCTCCCCGTCGCCGAGCTGGCCGGGCTCGCCCTCGACCTCGGGGGCGACCGCCAGCACCCGACCGCCCGCGTCCTGGTCCGCTGGATCGAGCACGGCCGGAAGTGCGGGGCCGCGCGCGTCTACCTCGACGGGTACGAGTGCGACCTGCGGGTGACGTGGGTGACCAGCCGCGAGGCCGTGGCGCGGTTCGTCGCGGCGGTCAACGGGTCGGGTCAGGCGCCCGCCGTCGGGGGCTGACTAACGACGGGCGGGCGGCGGGTCAACGACTTCCTTCCCGATCCGCTGGCCCCAGCCGGCACAGAAGACGGTCATCACGAGGGAGATGGCGATCAGCGCCAGGCACCCGCCGACGACGATCCCGGACCCGACCCCGAAGCCGGCGCTGAACGCGGACGGCGGGGCTGCGGCGTAAGTGCGGCGGGAGGAGCGGGCCGGCGAGTCATCGAAAGCGAACTCGTCGGCGGGGGCCGGCGGCGTTGGCATCTGCGAGGCGCGGCGGCACACCGGGCAGGTGAAGCCCGGGTGCGGCCAGTTGTCCGCGAGCTGGGCCGAGGCGCCGCAGTGGGCGCAGGTGACCGGGATCGGCACGACACGTTCCGCGAGTCAGGTGGTGGGCGACGTGTCGTGTTGTACCGCGCGACCGGGCGGGGGCTACTTCGACGGTGGGGGCGACTTCAGATAGCCCTCTCGCCGCAGGAACTCAATGATCGCGGTGTAGCCCACGGCGGACCGCTCGGGGCTGATGCGCTGGGCCTTCCGGAACTGCTCGAGCGCGGCGTCGGTGTCGTCGTCGAGCGAGACGAACACCACCTTCCGCTCCCGCTTCGGCGTGGGCTTTTGCTTGCTCATGCTGACCATGCTAGCCGCTCCGTCGCCGGGCGAAAGTCTGTAACTGCATTCGCCGTGCGATTGGCAAGCTTGGCAGTTGAGAGAATTATACCCGACGTGGCTTGACATGCAAGCCACGCAAGCCTACATTACCCCCAGACACGAAGGACACGCGAGGCCGACCCGATGACCCGCCACCTGCGAACCGCCCTGATTGCCGTCCTGGGCCTGACGACCTCGGCCGTGGCCGCGGTGCTGGCGAACCCGGTGGTGATGGCGATGGGCCTGCTGATCCTGGTCGAGGCCGCCCGGTCGGCGAACTGACCACCCCGAACCGAGGCCGCGACCATGACCGCCGACACGCTCCGCACGCTGGTCGAGCTGCTGGCCCCGGCCGCCGGGACGGCCCTCGCGGCCCTGGTGCGGCGGTGGGCCGACCGGCGGCGGGCCGGGCGGGACGGGGCGCTGAACTGAACCACGAAGAGGATCGCCCGATGACGAACGTACTCGACGGCCTGACCGACGACGAACGCGAGACGATCGAGCTGGAACACGCGGCCTGGGTCGAGGCCCACGAGCCGAGCCCGGTGGACCCGGACGGCCGGTTCACCCCGCGGCCCGCCGAGGGGCCGGGGATCGCGGACATCCTCCAGGCCCGGGCGTACCGGGCCGCGATCGCCGAGCTGACCGCCGCGGGGCGGAAGCGGGCGGGCTGACCACCAACGGGAGCGGCCGATGAAGTGCCCGAAGTGCGGATTCCAGATGACCGGCGGCGCCCCTCACGGCCCCTGGGCGATCCAGTGGGAGTGCCGGGCGTGCGGGACGATCGTCGTCCCGAAGCAGTGACCCCCACCACACCACCGACGGGAGACGACCGATGACGTGCGACGTGTACGAGGCGGGTTCGCGGAAGATCGTCGGGCTGCTACTGCCCGACCCGCCGACCCCCGAGCCCGGGCACCGGGTGATCGGGTACGTGGTCGAGCGGGGCAGCGGGTACGGCGTCGACTTCGGGACCGGGCTGGACCGGCTGTTCGCCGCGTTCGTGTCCCGCGGCCCGGCGACGCACGAGTTCTTCGCCGAGGCGGTGCCGAGCGGCCAGGACGCCGCCGACGACACGCCGGGCCGCCGGTGCGAGTGGACCGAACACGGCTGGGGCAAGTGGCACAAGGCCTGACCCAACACCCGACCGGAGCGACCCATGCCCGCGACCGCCCCCGCCGTGCTGACCCGCTGGGCCGTCCGCCGCGACACCCCGCAGTTGGCCGCTATCGCCGCCGCCGACCCGTTCACCGCCGCCCGGTGGCCGCACCTCCGCCGCCGGGTCGAGCAGCTGTCCGCGATCGGCGTCGTCGCCGAGTCGCGGCACGACGGCGCGGTCCTGGGGTACGCGGTGTACCGGCTGCTCCCGTCCCGGGTCCGGCTGCTCGGGCTGGCCGTCCGGCCCGACCGGTGGGGCTGCGGGGTCGGCCGGGCGCTGGCCGCGTTCGTCGCCGAGCGGGGCGTGCAGTGCCGCCGCCGCGGGGTGGTGGCGACGGTGCCCGAGACGGAGACGGTCGCCCTGTGCTTCCTCCGGGCGTGCGGGTTCCGCCCGGTCGTGATCCTGCGGGGCGAGCCGGGCGACGTCGTGATGGAGTGGACCGGAATCAACACGGGAGGTGAGCGGTGCTGAGCGACGGCCCCGCGCTGATGCGGGCGGCTGGTGCGGCCGGGGCGTTCGAGGTGACGCCCCGGCTCGTCCTGGCGGACTGGTGCGACGATCACGACCGGCCCCTCTGGGCGGCCCAGTGCCGGATCGGGCCGCCCCCTCTGGGGCTGCACTTCTTCTCCGGCGACGGCTACGGCGCCGGCTACGGCGCCGGCTACGGCGCCGGCTACGGCTACGGCGACGGCGACGGCTACGGCTACGGCGACGGCTACGGCTACGGCTACGGCTACGGCTACGGCTACGGCGACGGCGACGGCTACGGCGACGGCGCCGGCTACGGCGCCGGCTACGGCGCCGGCGACGGCAAACTCACCCTCGGAGGTCGGACCATGCCGGACGTGGGCAAGAACCAGTTGATCGTCCTCCCGCACGGGTGGGTGATCTGCGGCTACGTGGCCGAGCAGACCGGGCCGTTCCAGTTCCGCGTCGAGAACGCGACCGTCATCGCGCGGACCGGCGGCGTCCCGTGGGACCAACTCGCTAGCGGGAAGGGCGACCGCAAGGCGCCGACCTACCGCAAGTGGGGGACGGTGAACATCGGCCCCCAGTTCGTGATGAGCATCGAGTGGGCGGGCGACCTGCCGAAGTGACCCGCTACCAACCTCACGCCCGGACGGCCCGGGCGCGATGATCGACTGACGCCCGACCCGGAGCCCGCCATGCCCGCGACGATCGAGCGACACCCGACGGTTCCCGGCCTCTGGGTCGCCCGGTGTAACGGGCGGCTCCAGCGGGCGACCGACCCCACGACCGGACGCTGGTCGGTGGCGCTGTTCACCAGCCCCGAAGCGGCGGCGGCGGAACTCCGGCGGCGCGGGATCACCCCGCCCGCCCTGACCACGGAGGCGGCATGAAGGCGGCGTTCCACGACCTCGCCGAGAAGGGGCGGCTCCGCACGGGGCCGTTCGCCACCTACCCCAAAGACCGGTACGGCCACTTCGCCGTACGGCACCCGGGCGGGGCGTACCTGTTCGTGATCGCCGTCGAGGGCGATGCCGCCGGCCAACCCGTCGAGCGTTTCGACCACGCGAGCGTCAGCGTCCGCGGGGCCGACGCCGGCCCGCCCGAGCGGTGCCCGACGTGGGAGGAGATGTGCTGGGTGAAAGACCTGTTTTGGGACGCTGAGGAGTGCGTGGTGCAGTACCACCCGCCGCGGTCGAGCTACGTGAACCGGCACCCGTACGTCCTGCACCTGTGGCGGCCGAGTTTCGCGGACATCCCGATGCCCCCGCTGGAGTGCGTGTGATGACGACCGCGACCACCCTGCCCGACGCCCCGGCCCGACCGTTCGACGCCCCGCCGTGCGCGCTGAAGCGGATCGGCCGCTACGTGTTCGACCAGCTCGCCGCCCACGAGGCCGGCGGCCTGCTCCCGCCGTTCGTGGCGTTCGCCAACATCACCGACGGCGAGGCGGTCGTCCTCGACGTGCAGCCCGACGCCGGCCCGTCCCGGTACGTCCGGGTGCCCGACGGCGGCAGCGCCGAGCTGCCCGGGTGCCCGGGCTGGGCCGCCCACTGCCGCGGGCTGGACGAGGCGGCGCGGACGGC